GGGGAGTTGAACCCCCCCCAGCATTCGCTGTCACCCGATCACCCAGTGTGCCTGCCCCTACCCACTTAGGGATTCTAAGCTCCGAAGCCTAGGGGGATGATTAGTAACAATTAGTCTGAAACCTAGGCATCTCTACCTGGAGAGCCTTCTTAGAGGGACCTAATCAACAATCCTTGTTGGACTAGGTTAGTATCTTTAGCTTAGGCTGAAGTGTTCATGTTACCATGGTAACTTCATTAACTAGCTCGCTATCAAGAATTCCGGAGACTACCTTTTATGGAGAAGAGTACGGACTCTCTGAGTTGTCGGCTCCAACTGGGGTTTGCTGAAGAGAACTTTATTGTTCACGTGTCTGTCATATCGAAACGACGACCTCGAGATCTTCAGTGAGGACTATCGTGAGATAGTATCCTGCTTCCAGCGACCCTCGTCTCCCTCTAGATCGACACTCCAAATACCATCCAGTGATGGAGTCGGTAGGGTTCTTGATATGGTTAGACGTAAGTATTTCGTCTTCCTAACAGTTAGGCTTTGTGGGGAACCCTTTGATCAACGCCGTGGCGGAGCCAGCCGCATCGGATAAGCAACACCTGGACATAAGAACCAGGGCCGTTATCACTGGCTGTAGGGGTAATATTTTACGGTTGATTAACATCAACACTATCGGCCTAGATCCTTTACTCATCTGATGAGTATCAATAATAATAATATTATCAATTATGAAACTAGCTTTCTCACCAACGCTACCTCAACGATATAAAAATCCATCTATTGAGGCTTTCCGCTATTGGGAAGGGATGGATTGGGATCGTGTTATGACGCATTACGCAATCATAGACCCAATGGACCCTCGTGCTGTTCAGTATTTAACTGAACAGGACTACATCCGATTAACCCGTGTAGCTCTAACTATGGAGACTACTATACGCGTCATAGCTCGACCCGGTGATGAACCGCCTCATGATTACGATATAAAGAAATCTCCTACTCTTAACAAAATTTCCCCTTTAGTACGGGCTGATTTTCTTCATGCCCGTTACTGGAGGAGCACCTTATCCCAACTCATTGATCTTAAAGATACTATGGTCGTTATCCATCCAGGCAAACTGGAAAGGATAGTACGTCGCTATGCAATTTTGCTTGCGACGTACTCAGGTGTCCGTCTCAGTCCCAATCTGTTAAAAGCAGTTACTTCCTTTTCTATAAATTCTCGTAATTTCATGAAAAGTCAAGGACTTGAGAGATATATCATTCGTCTTAAGATAACAAAGTTAATCTTAGAGAAATACTTAGCTGGTGATACCTCTGATACAACAGAACTTCGTTCTGGTATCATTAGGTTATCAAAAGGAGGCCTACCATTGTGGCTTCCTCTTGTCGCCCGCCAAGCATTTTTGAATAGGTCTATCCCTCAAATTCGTTTTTGGCTTTCTATTTTAAATATATATAGAGCGATATTAGGTCCTTATTCAGAACCAGATTTTTCATCAATCTGTTCCCCCCGACCAGAGATCTCGTCGGATAGTTTACTATCCTTTGAGAATTTTATGAGGGATTTTTGTCGGAAGTACGGTATTATAGGGGACGTTTTAGACTTACGTCCAAAACGTTTCCCTGTATTAACCAATGCTTCTGGTGTCTGTCCCGGTCAATCCATATTCTCAGCTGGTTCAGCTGTACGTCTATGGGGCCTTCAACCCGTTAACCATTTATTAAATTGGTTAACGCTAGTCGGTGATGACCGTGGCAGATCAATGTATATGTTATTATATAAATTAAATAGACCCTGGTCGGATTGGATTAGAACTCGTTGGAGAGCACGACGTGAATTATTTTTAGGTCGTTTGCATCTCAAATACGAGCCTGCTGGCAAAATCCGTGTTTTTGCGATGGTCGACTATTTTACTCAATATGCTATGCTACCGATGCATGAGAAAATGTTTTCTTTTCTTAAGGTTTTCGGAGAGGCTGATGCTACATTCGATCAGAATGCAGCTGTTCAGTCTTTTGCCGGAACTTGTAAAGAGTATTTTTCTTATGATCTAAAATCCGCCACCGACCTTATATCTCTGGATTTATACATTTGTATGATTTCAGTGATATTTGGAAAGGAGGTTGCTAGAAGTTGGTCATCACTCTTAACGGATCGCGATTTCGGATTGCCTATTAAAGGCAATCCTTCAAAACACGAGTTCTATTCCTTTGAGGGAAAACAACATATAAGATATACCCGGGGGCAGCCCATGGGGGCATTATCCTCCTGGGCTTCTCTTGCCCTTGTCCATCATATGCTTGTTCAATATGCATCCTATAGAGTAACCTCTGAGGTTTCTCTTTTCTCACAATATCGGGTTTTGGGGGACGATATTGTGATAGGTTGTTCTCAGGTAGCTAGTGAGTATCTGAAGGTTTGCGAGAGTTTTTCTGTGCCTATTGGGTTAGCAAAGTCGGTCGTGTCTCCACTTAGTATTACTAAGGGGAAAACTTCTGATCGACTTTTCCAATTTGCTAATCAGATAGCTTATGGGTCTAAGAATATTTCTCCTTTATCTTTAAAGGAGGAGGTTCAGTCTAATTCTCTAACATCCCGCTTGGAGCTTATCTCTAAGTTGGTTGATAGGGGTTGGCACACTTATAAGAATAGAAAAATTCTTTCTTTTTACCTTCGAGCCCTAAACCCCACTCGGTGGAGTTTAGGTCTCCCTCTATGGAGAGTTGGCAAAGTGCCACTCTTTGTAGAGGCTCTACTACCTGTACTACTAAGTCCAATGTCTAAGGATATTGGGCTAATAGGTTTGAGCAAGTATCATGCATGGTACCAGGTTTTAACTGGTTCATACAATTTTGCTAATTTATTAAATCATAAATTTTGGCTTTCTGAGAAGCACCTAATAAAGAATGAATCATTTATTAAGTTCTTATCAGAACGGGCGAGAGATATCTATCGAGATATCCTCACCCGGCAGAGTTGGTACGGTCAAGAAGAGAAGGCTGATCTCCTTATTGGAGATTTACCCTCTCTTTCTCGATATACAGATTGGTGGATCCCTTTCACCGACCAATACCTTGATGTCAATCCTCCTATTGAGGGTTGCCGAGTCGATGTCGACCATAGTCAAATCGTCTCGGATTGGTTATCGGGTACTAGAACCCGCGGTCAGGGGGAAATGCTAGCATGGCAAACTTATAAAGAGTCTGCTGTGCCTCTGCTTTCTGTTGAGTACAAGACTTCAGATGGTAAGTTAAAAAATAAACAAATAAATCTTAATTTTACCAATTTACCCTTAGTTCAACAGGCACTTTGAGATTACCATGCTTTAGTGAAGGAGACATTGTCTCCCTTACTAAAGCTAGCTCCTCCGCGGAAGTCGCGGGAACATGATTATGTCCCCTCGATTTTTGTTTTCCGTGTGAAGAATGGTGTTCCCGTGGGAACCTGGATTCCTAGGGCTGATGCCGTTCCTCGGGGCTTAGTCTTTGCCTTACTGACAGAAGGTCAGTATAAGGGTAAGGTTTTTGACCAATCCTGGGATTGGAAAGAACCACTTCATCCTGCTGTTCGATCTCCTAATAGTCTTCCGGATACTTTCCTTAGACTAGAGGAGCTCCTCAGCATACAGAAGTTATATGATCTAATGACCCCTGTTGATATGTTAAAGAAAATTATCTTACCATCTCCACCTCACGGTGGTTACTCTCA